AGCAGGTCACTGCCACTACACGCCAAACCTCAACTGCACTCAACACTATGCGCTCAAGACTCAAGACGGTCGGTTCGGCAATGGTGGGAGTACACAGGGATACAAAGAACGCCACCAGCGGTATGAGTAGACTCATACAGAAGATTACACAGATTACCTTTGTCGTATATGTGGCAAGACGTGCGTTGAGGGCCTTTGGGCAAGGTATCCAAGAGTCCATTGCCTACGTTGAGAACTTGAACCTCTTCATGGTGGCCCTTGGGGAGAACACAAGCCGTGCAACAGGGTTCATCAAGGAAATGAGTGAATCGCTCTATCTTGACGAAGCTCAGCTCACCCGTGTACAAGGTCTGTTCTATCAGATTTCCGAAGCTCTCGGATTGAGTTCTGACAAGGCGTATACCCTCAGTGAGAACTTCACCAAGCTGGCCTACGACCTTGCCTCGTTCTACAACATCACCATTGAGGATGCTGTAACCAAGTTGCAGGCAGGTCTCGTTGGTGAGACAGAACCGCTCAGACGTATCGGTATCATCATCACCGAGAACAACTTGGCTGAGACTGCACGCAACCTCGGTATCAAGAAGTCAATCCGCAACATGACTGAAATGGAGAAAATCCAGCTTCGTTATGTTACCGCTCTCCAGCAGACCAAGAATGCGCAGGGTGACTTGGCACGAACCTTGGAACAACCAGAAAACTTGCTGAGAATACTTAGAGAACAGTTCCACGTGCTTATGCGTGAACTAGGCAACGTTGCCATCCCCATTATCAAAAAGCTCATTCCGCAGGTAATTGGTCTTACCATGGCCCTTGCTGACCTTGCACGTCAAATGGCTAAGACATTGGGATACGATGCTCCAGAGATTCGTGACGACCTTGGCGGATTCATGAAAACCGTGGCGGACGAAAGCAATGACATCGAGAAATCCACCGACAATACACAGAAGAATTGGGCCAAGATTCTCAAGTACACCCGAGACAGTGCTTCTGCCATGACCGGAATCGATGAACTGAACGTACTCAGCGATGATGAAAGCGGTCTCACTGGGGCGAGTATTGATGACCTGTTCCCTACCGCCGATGATGTAAAGAGCCAGATTGACCTCGGTATCGATGATTATAACAACAACATGGAAGCCAGTAAGGGCATTTTTGATGACATCATCTTGAAGTGGAAGACCTTGTTTACCGAGATAGGAAAGGTGTTCGAGACCACCAAGACTGCGGTAAAGGGTCTTTGGGATGAGGTATTCGGTGGTGAAGGGCCGGACGGGGACAGGATGGAAGGTCTCCGTATAATGAACGAAATTGTTACTGGAATTGCTAATGGTGCAACCGATATTGTAAAGTACTTCAAGGAACTCTATAATGACGCACTGAAACCGGTGTTCGAATTGATTGCCCCAGATTGGTTTAAGAATTTGAGTGAAGGAACTGGTGGTGAGCTGGCCAAGGCAGTTGCTTTCTTGACAAAAGCATTTATAGTTTGGAAAACCATCAAATTTGCATCCAATTTAATTATGGGTTTGGCTCATATACTAACCATCGGAGGCATGATAGCTGGGCCAACCGGATTGTTGGCATTATTTACTGCCATGGGAGCAATCAAGATAGGTTTTGATATTGCGGATGCCATAGAACAAGATTCGTTTGATGAGTTAGGTAAGACTCTAAAAAACGCAATAATTGCTGGGTTAGGTGCCGCGGCTTTGACTGGCTCAGTAAAAAATGGGGCGATTGTCTTTAATATTGTAGCATTGCTCGATTTGGATTTGGGTGCTGGTTGGAGAAACCTTATAGAAGCAGGCACAGATAAAATATTTGGTCCAAAGGAAGACCCAAACGCATTGGGTAGGTCTCTTCAATGGCTATCAGATAAAACGACTGTGGTAGAGGAAAATTTCAAAGAGACCGGAATAGGTAAAGTCCTTGGCATGTTTGACCTCGTAGGTGCTTTGATTGACTTAGGTACCGCAATAAGAGACACACTAAAGCCACATGAAGCAAAATTATCAACAAATACTCCTAGTGGATATGCTAACGGAGGTGTACCAGAGAAGGGCAATCTCTTCGTAGCCGGAGAGAAAGGCCCCGAGCTTGTCACCGAGCACAACGGCGAGACTGTCGTCATGAACGAACAGCAACTCAAGGATAGGGGAATCTCTCTCTACGCTGATGGTGTGAACGTTCCGAAGTGGAATATATTTGAACGAGCACAGGTACAACCTACACAAGTCCCAAGTTGGACATCCAAGGAACGGATGGCATCTGCTGGATATACTGACGATAATAAATACAGAGGAGAGTCGATAGCAAACCTTACCACAGCCATAGACAAGATGAACTCCGACATTGGAGAAGGTCTTGTGTGGGTCGGCGAGAAGATTTGGGACGGCTTGCAATGGCTTGGTGAACTTCCTGTTCTTGACCAAATGAAAGAAGGGGCCAAGTTCATCGGTAAATGGGCGAGCAAGGGATTTAAGGTCGGTACAGAAGTCGCAACAGGACTCCCTAGTGGATTGGCTGGGTTGGGGCAAGCCTTCATGAACACGAAGGTCGTCAAGGGTGTCAGTGACGCATTCAAGAATCTCAAGGAGAGCCTCGAAGAAGGTGACGGAGTGCTTGGCAAGACCTATCGTGCTTTCAAGAAGGTGGGAGAGGGTGCTGTGACACTGCTCTTCAGTTCGTTCAAGAAGTTTGCAGACAGTAAGTCTTTTCAGACACTGTTCAAGAGTGCTCCTGCCGAAGGTGGCACAACCCTGCAACAACAAGAAGCTATGGGTGGTGTCATTGGGGCAATACTCGGAGAAGGCCCTGCTGGAAAGATTTTTGCACTCGCACAATATATCGCCGATGGCACTGTCGGGAAGTTCTTGGAGTCTGCACCGCTCATGATTGAGGCAGGAGTTGATTTCTTGGAGAACCTGCTCACTGGTGTAGCGGAAGCAATGCCTGCTATCATCGAGGCTATTCCCAAGGTTATCGAGACCATTGTCGGTGTGCTGACAAACAAAGACAGTCTCAATATGATAATCGAGTCTTTGGTAAGTGTTGTAGCTTCGATAGTACAGGCACTGCCGGACATCATCTTCGCACTCGTGGACGCCATACCAGATATTGTGATGACGCTCATTGAGGTATTTGTGGAGAACCTGCCGTTGTTCCTCAAGTTGGGTGTTGCCATCGGTGTAGCAATCCTCGAAGGAATCGCAAACCTACTTATCGGCGGAATCAATGCCATCATTCATGGTATCAACAAGATTATCCCCGGCAGTCGATGGGACATTGACAAAATCGGCAAGGCTGATTTCTCGGGCATGATGCCTAAGTTCGCAGAGGGTGGCTTCCCCAACCAAGGACAGATGTTCATCGCTCGTGAGGCAGGGGCTGAGTTGGTGGGTAACATCGGTGGAAGCACCGCAGTTGCCAACAACGACCAGATTGTAACCGCTGTATCGGATGGTGTATACCGTGCCGTGTCGCAGGCCATGAGCGAACAGGGTGGACAGCGTGTCTCCCTTAGGGTTGACGGACGGAGAATGTCCGAGGCAATGGACTTGGCAAGCAAGAAGCGTGGACTTGCCTTTGGAACAGGAGGTTATTGATGGCTACATTTCTGACAATGTACAAAGACAAGAGTGACGCAGAGAACAATGCAAACGCATTGCTCTTGCCCGCACCCTCATACTCGAGTGCAAAGCAGACGGCAAGCACGATGGTGAACAGCGGACGTTCCTCCGATGGTGTGGTCTATGCACAGCGGGTGCTCGACAGGGACTTGGTGAAGATTGAGGTGAGTTGGAAATATTTGACCGCCTCACAGTGGTCGGCTATTCTCAGCAAGATTCTCACCGGAAGCGAGAACTTCTATGTGTGGATTAAGTACTTCGATATGCAAGCAGGTACTTTCAAGTGTAGGCAGTTCTACCCCGGTGATAGGACTGCCACGCCGTTCAGACTGAACCAGACGACCAAGGAAGTCATGTCGTGGCTTGATTGTACCGTGAATTTCATCGACACAGGGGCAGAGGAGTTATACTGATGCAAACAGTAAGTAGCATATATCTAGAGGGCATGGGGGAAATGGTTCGTAGGCCGTCAAGGATGAGGCTGACGTTCCATTATCCCACAGGAGACATTGTATACACCAACGCAGACATCGTGAAGGTGACTGAGAAGAAAACCGCACACCTCATCGCAGGTGAGCTTCCTGCCGTTGAGCTGGAAATGGAACTGGTCAACCTTGATGGTTCCTTCAATCCCAACGACATATCCGGTCTCCATGACCTTATCATCAAGGGTGTGCCTGTGACCTATGAGTTCGGCTATGATATTCCCAACCTGCAATACTATGGTTACACAGATGGTGAGGAACATGACTACGGCATGGAGGAGAACGTCCCTTACGGATTCATGGAAGGTTATGCCACCGAATGGATACCGGGGGGAGAGGTATTTACCTCCGGAGAAATATCATACAGCAAGACCACTGCCACCATCAGTGCGAAAGACCACCTCTCGTTCTTGGACGAGCATGTCCTGCTTGCCTATGGGAACCGTACCCTTGCGCAGGTCGCCAAGGACGTTCTGAGTCTCACCGATTATCCCAAGGAAGATGACGGAGACCCGAAGATTATCACAGGGCCGGAACTCGATGCGTTCAACACCGCCATCACCCTCAGTGAGACAGAGGACGAGTCTATTTCTGCCAAGGAGCACTTGCAGACCATAGCCCACGCTTGTGGTGTGCAGATGTACATCGACAGACTCGGATATATCCACCTCGATAATGACAAGCGTAGTCTCACTTCGGTATACACTCTTCCACTCAGCCAACAGGGAGAGGAACCCGAGCACCGCAAGGAGCAGATGCCGAAGAAGGTGGTTATCACGCTGAACAGTGAGTACGGAGACCCTGTGGAGACAGACCTCAATGGTGGTGGGGAGACCATGACGGTGGAGAATCCGTTCATTGTCACGACAGCAGAAGGTGAGACACTGAGTGGGATAGTCTACGACCACTTCATCAAGTACCGCAACACCGCAGACATCCCCTATCGTGGGGAACCTGCCCTTGACATACTCGATACCATCACACTCGGTACTGAGTTCGGAGGGGACGTTGAGGCCATTGTCGTGGGTACCGAGCTTGAGTTTGATGGTACGCTGAGTGGCAGTCTCTCCGTCCGCTATCAGTTGGGGGGAAACACACCCGAAAAGGTGCAAATCAAGGGAAGTGGCAACTTCATATACCCGCTCTGGGAGGATGATGAACCGAGTATCACGAGCTTTGACTTGCTCTGTGAAACCACTTTCCCCACACCCACGTATCAGTGGAGCTACTTCACCAGCAGCAATGGTTCTTGGTTGAACATCGCAGGTGCAACCTCCAACACCATCAACGTGGCGTACAACAGTGCATACTACAACAATGACTCGTCTGTGAAGTTCCGCTGTGTGGTCAATGGGGTGAAGGGAGCAATCACCCAAATCAGCAAGATTAAGTTGCAGAAGAGCGAAACATCTGGATATAGAGGTACTGTGGTCGCTACTACTCCTGCCAACATCGATGTTCCTTCCCCTGTCGTGGGTGATGTCGTGTTGATGGACAATACCTCAGATGGAACAGCTACAGTTTACGGAGAGGCACATGTGTATGATGGTGAGAAATGGGTATCCACCGAGGAATCCGATGCACTGGCGATGACCTATAAGGATGCACTCGCATTAGCAGAATTAAGTAAAAAGACTATCCATGCCTCAGAGATTTATGCTGACTTGATTGTGACCAAGAGATTGAGAGTTATCGATGGTGTATCAAGAAGTATATCCATAGGCAGTGACGGTATCCTCGCAAAAGATGGAAATGGTGTTGTTATCCATGATTTGCCTGATGAACCAATATTAACAAATAACGCTTATTTGGGACATATGTTATGGTTTCAAGATTCCAGTACCTATAAAATATACGATGTGACGAATTTTCCTATTAACACATGGACAGATGTCACATGCTTAACCGCTGGTTCCACAAATGTGAAGGCCGGTGTATTCAAGATATACTTAAACAGTGATAATAATAATGTAGGTGTTGTCGAACCGTTTAATTTTGTATGGTTACGGCCAAAAGGTTCTGCTTGGGGTGCTAGTTCAGATGCAAATACTCCGGAGGGAAGATTGTATCTTGAGGATAGAACAGGAGGTATTGACAGCACAGCATCTGTATATTTTCTCATATGTCCAATAGGTACTGATAATAAGATACAATTCAGAGCAAACGCACAACCTTCTGGAAACTATAAACGTATTGTCATAAATCAGTTAGGAGTCTTGATATGAAATATAAGATAATTACATCGGACATCAATGGTGTTGAATATATAAGTGGATGCGTTCTTATGTCTGAAAGTGACCAAACAGAAGTTGACCCATCTTATTTAGTAGATACGCCTGTAATGGTAGCTGATGAAAACGGGTTGCTACAGTATGCAATTATAAACGATAATATTGTACATAAACCTCAAGAGTATTCCATCGAACAGCTGAATAAAAAGGAGATAGCCACACTCAAGAAGTATCTCAGTGATACTGATTACATATATACAAAGTGCTTGGAGCTTGGGCTTGATGTAGATATAGAATATGCCGATGTCGTATCCCAGCGAAAGTCAGCAAGGACTCGTATCCAAGAACTGGAGGTATGTTGATGAATATAATTGACATTTCCGTCAATTTCGTCTATAATAACACAAAAGGAGACTTTGTATGGCTCGATACAAATACAGCGAGAATACCAAAGAGGTAACTGATATTTACTTCGACACCGAGACCCACGGTGAGTTCATGGGTATGGAGCAGAGTGGAGAAATGAAGAAAGTCACTACTGCTCGTATCAAGGAAAAACTGCTCGGTGAAATAGTCCTTGGTGTAGACTGGCAACAGGAAGTACTCACCATGACCTCAACCCCGCCTGTATCACCCACAGAAGGTGATAGGTACATCGTAGGGGCATCGGCAACAGGGGATTGGACAGGGCATGATGACTACATCGCTGAGTACACCAGTGGAACATGGGTGTTTCTTGCACCACAAACTAGGATGGGTGTGTTCTCGTACAACGACATGTACTTCCTCATTTACTTGGATGGGGAATGGCAACTGCTTGCCACACTCGATGAGATTACTGCGTTGCGTGATGAGGTACAAGGATACAGGGATGAGATTCTTAACGACCCCGGCTTTCAAGCGGTAAGTGCTGATTTGATAGGTGTGGACAACATTGGTGCCGTGGCTGATGCGCTTGCCATCATTACTGCCGTAAACAACAACTCCACCAATATCAACACAGTAGCAAGCAACAACAGCAACATAACCACCGTAGCCACCAGCATCAGTGCAGTCAATGCCGTAGCCACAGACCTTGGACTGGGTGCAAGCTCACTCATCAAGATAGTGGCTGACAATGTTGCCTATGTGACGAGTGTAGCGAATAACATCACCAATGTCAATACTGTGGCAGGGCTGAATACCGAGATTACAGCACTGGGTGCTCGTACCACAGAGATTGATGCCCTGTATGCTCAGCTCAGTACCATCGCAGAGAAAGAGAACCTCTCGAACAAGAAGTCAACTCTATCCGAGAACTCCGAGATTTACTACCCCAATCAGAAAGCAGTCAACGATGGGTTGAATCTGACGATGGCTGAAATGATGGGATTCGCACCACGTAATCTGATGGATGTATTTGGAACATCTACGGTAGCTGACACTTTCCAAGCATTACGTACATACTGTAATCAAAATGGCCCAAATAATACTCATATTGACGGTTTTAGAAAATTAAGACTTGGTGATTATATCGACCTTCCGTCCTTGACGATGAGCGCAGATTCCGTAAATCCGCTGGTGTACCCTGCTCGTACTATCAATAATGATTATAATAGACTGAGGGTGGAGATTGTAGGATTTGACGATTATTATCAAGTGGGTAATACCGCTGTACCTTCCCAACACCATGTGACCATGATTTTCAAAGACATCCCAACAACAGCTAAATTCAATGATACGGATACGACAACGGGAGATTACCCCGGTAGTATGCTATTTCATTGGCTCCACGAACAATTTGAATCGGCATTAATTTCCGCTATCAATGGTGGGGGGGCTACGGTTGTTGAACCATTAGCTGTAGATAGAATCATCGGTACGGTTGCAAACTGGGCATGGGTGGGAAGCGAGAAAATTTTCCTCCCGACAAATGTAAATATTTTTGGTACAACTGGTTTTTCTCACACAAATTATGGGACAGGTACACAAACACAATTTGCACTCTTTGCTCTGAACCCAAATAGAAAGATAAAACGAAACAATAATTCACGCTCGTCTTGGTGGTTAGCAGAACCATCGGCAAATTCGTCTACCTACTTTTGTCGTGCCGACTCCCAAGGTCGCTCTAGCTATATCAATGCTAGCTATACTTATGGTGTTGTCCCCGCTTTTCTTATCTGAGTATCTGTGAATCCGTCCCTCGGAAGAGGGACATAAAGGAGAAAATATGAGTGTCATTGTGTCAAAACGTAGTATATCCAACATGCAGTTCTATAAAACTGCAAGGGATTTACGTAGAGACATCACCAAGATGTTGGAACAAATGTTCAGTGATGAGAGCAAATTCTGCTATTCACGTGGGTTGGAATATTATCTACAAACGAGAATATTGGAACTCATGGGGCAGATGATGGAAGCCATAACTCGTGCAAACGAGATATATCCGACAACACAAGAAGAGCTAACCAAACGTAGGCTATTACAGAATGATGCGATAGGTTATGTATCAACGCTCGAACAAGAACTTGAATATCTAGTGGACTTGTACCCACAAAAGGTAAAACAAATTATCATGTTCTCTGATGAAATAGACCACGAATTGAAACTTTTAAGACGCTGGAAGAAAAGCACGAATAAGATAATTGGGAGTAAGGGACAGTGACATTGATAAGGTTTCTATCTATAAATTCGTCTACCAACTTTTGTAATGCCAACAACCAAGGTAACTCTAACAATAACAATGCTAGCAATACTAATGGTGTTGTCCCCGATTCTTCAACAAATGTACAGCATGATACATGTGAAAATCATTTGTTGGAAAAGGAGATAGAAACCTGTGGTGAAAACCCGAAATACAGTCATGACGTCTGTTGCCAAGAGATTGCCAAGTCAGACTATACGCATGACTTTGATACCGTCACTGACCCTTACTCACTTCTTCTAGCGTATTACAAATGTAGAAAAGGCGTTACGTGGAAGAACTCGGTTCAGAGATATGAACAACATCTTCTACGCAACATACTCGATACTTCACGTAAACTGAAAAGAGGTGAAATCGTAACAAAAGGATTCAAGGAATTTGACATCAATGAAAGAGGAAAACAACGACATATCAAGTCTGTACACATATCCGAAAGGGTAGTGCAGAAATCCCTTTGTGACAACGCGCTTGTACCCTTACTGACAAAACCATTGATATACGACAATGGTGCAAGTCAAAAAGGAAAAGGCACATTCTTTACACGCAAGAGATTAAAAGTCCATCTGATACGACATTTTAGAGAATGTGGTAATGAGGGATATATTGTTTTGATGGACTGTAAAAAGTATTTTGATTCAATTTCGCATGACTTGTTGTACAACATGCTTGACGGCGTCATCGATGAGCGTTCAATGGTCTTGACAGAACAATATATTGATGCTTTTGGTTCAAAAGGTCTAGGCCTCGGTTCCCAAACCTCACAGATAGCATCTGTATACTTTCCCTATCAAATCGATGATTATGCCAAGAGAACACTTCGGTTGAAATATTACGCACGATACATGGATGATAGCTATTGCATTGTCTCCACCAAGGAAGAAGCAAACGATGTTCTCGGCCATATGATAAGGAAGTACTGGGAATTTGGTCTTGATTTGAATGTCAAAAAGACACAAGTTGTCAAATTATCAAGAGGGTTCACTTTCTTAAAGTGTAAATATCGTATCGATTCGTCCACAGGGCGAATAACAATGAAACCAGATAAAAGTGGTATGATTCGAATGTGTAGAAAAATGCGTAAGTTCAAAAAGAATCAAATACCACAAGACCAAGTTGAAAACGCATATAAGACTTGGCGAGGATATTGGAAGAAGTTGGGTGGGAACCCAAGAAAGACAGATATATTGTATACACAATTATTTGGAGGTGTAGCATGATTTATTTATTTTTAACAAACTATGGGATTGACCCTCATACCGTCAAAGAGTATGGGAAGGGTGAGTTCTTGGGTGAAATTACGGAACAAGAGTGGGAGCAGGCAGACCAGCTTGCTCGTATGATTGACGGAAAGCTCTTTCTTGGTAAAACCCAAACTGAGAAGGACAGAGAGCAAGCTGATGTAGTGAGGGCAAAACGAGACCGTCTTATCGATAAAGAGGACTGGCGATACACACGATACAACTCTGAGGTTCGGCAAGGATTGACCCCATCGGATGATATTGTCGCTCTTGATACTTATATTCAAGCATTGAGGGATATTCCAGACCAAGCGGGATTTCCTTGGAACGTGGAGTGGCCTACACTATGAATTACACAGACATCTTTTCCATGAGTGGTTGGCAAACGATAGGTGATGATACTCAATACCTTATCTACGAAACAGAGAATGAATATGCCATAGCTTTCTATGGCTCAAATTCAAAAGCAGACTGGAAGAACAATTTTGCGTTCAGAAAAAAGCCATACAAGAACATGCCGATTCCTTTCTCTGTACATCGTGGATTTCTCAAGGCGTGGAAACTCATCAACGACCATTTCATCGACCTTGTGAAAGATGTGAGTAAGCCGATTACTGTTATCGGGCACTCATATGGAGGAGCAATTGCAACGCTTTGCATGGAGGACTTGTGGTTCAATTACCCAGAAAAACGAGCTGGCTTGAAACTCATCACGTATGGTTCACCGAGAATCATAGGATGGAAGAACTACAATAAAATCAAGGATAGGTGGGAAAATTCCACCATCTACTCAAACAGGATTGATTTGGTGTCTTGCTTACCACCAGTCATGTTTGGATACAGGCATGTGAAAAAGAGGACGTTCCTCAAGACCAAACATCCAATGAGATTTAAGGAAAACCATATGATTTGGAATTACACAAAGGAGTAACATATGTGGAACACAATAGCATGGTTGGGTGTAGGGAGTGCGGTGGTCGCCTCCCTCATGGAGCTCATCAAGTTCAAGGCATACAATAACAAGGCAACGAAGGTCAAGATGACCATCCTCGGCTTGCTGTTCTCGGGTGTACTATCGCCTGTATTATACTTTGGATTCACCTTACTCGGCACACCAGTGGCAATGGTGCTGTATTGGATTATCATGTTCATCGTACAGAAGTACTTGGATATGAAGGCAATCAGACCGATAATCAAAAGCATCATACAAACGAAGATGGAGAAACTATAAAGAAAAGCCCCTTGATTGGGGCCTTTCTTTTACTCGGGTTCCACGTATGTCTTGATGTAATACGTATTCTCCCTGCCTTGGTGTTGTTCCCACTTCTCTATGGTGGTAGTCAACTTGACTTGATTGATACCCATCGTTCTGATGGCTTCCACAAGGTCATCCTCGGGTGCTATGTCGAGCGTGGGTCTCGTGGGCGGTGGGTCGAAGTCAGTAAACAGCACCTTATTGGTGGCGGTCGTGACCGGAGTGGTACAGCTACTGAGTATTAAAATCAGTGCTATGCTGATTGATAATATGAATAATTTCCTTTGCATCCTTACCCTCCTTTATCTCGTCTTTCTGTTCCTCTGCCTTCTGGTTGATTTCCTTCTCAACCACAGCCTTCTCCACAAGGGCCTCACTCTTGGCTTCCTCGATGTTCTTCTCTTCCTTGAGAACCTTTATCTCGGTCTGCTGTTTTTTGACCTTCTTCTGTAAGTGGTTTACAAAGAGCGTCACCACAAGGACAATCACACCGCCTACAGCGGTCAATATTTCAATCATCTTCATCACCTCCAAAGTCAAACCAAATCTGACCAGTTTCATCGACAATCATTCACCAGCTCCTTGAATTTCTCAAATGAATCAACTACTACCGCAGTACCTCCTGCACGCCGAATACGCTCTATTTGCGCTATCTGGATATCACTTACACGGCCTTTGCCATCGGGTCTCTTGAGTTCGACCGCAACGAAGTGCCCATTAACACACATTAGTATATCCGGCACACCGCTTGCTTGTGTGGCGGAACCCACTACTTTCAAAACCCAAACCTCCGGCAGGCTCTTGACCCACCGGAGGCATTCTTTCTGTAAGTCACCTTCGAGCTTAGAGGTCGTCATCTTCCTCTACTTCCTCGTCCTCAACCAACTCAATGAGGTACTTGATGTTGGCGAATGTGCCACCCTTCTTGCCCTCATTGTGCTTAATCATGGCCTTGAACCGTTTGTTCAAGAACAAGCCTTCCAAGTCATCGGGTGAAATCTCAGTGCCTTCCTCGGCAGTGCCACCCAAGGCAACATCGCAACGCTTACCGAGGATGTCGACAGCCACAGGATGGTCGAACTTCAACTGCTCTTTGAGTGTTGCGCCATTGTCTGCGCTGTACATGAACTCCACAAGGGAAGGTCTGCCACTCGGCAGGAGCTTCACGCTTGTCACTGTGAGAATCTGTTCGCCTTCTGGAACCAACTGATAACCGCTTTTCTTGATGGTAATGTTCATACTACTTTTCTCCTTTCTTCTTGAGCGTATAGGTTACGCTCTTCTTCGTATATTGTTCATACAGTCCGTCTTTCTTCAATGCGGATGTATCCACAGAACTTCTCTCACTCTTGGTCAGAGTCCAGTTCCCAACCTCAACCTTCGTGGAGTCCTCAGCCATTCCCTCACTGAGTGTCCGCTTGAGAGCGTCCTTGAGGGCCTTGATTTCAGTCTCCAACGTATCCAATCCATGCTTCTCCCTTAGGGAAGCAAGCTCCGCCTCTTTTGCATCCAAGAGCGTAATCATCGAACCAAGAGAAGTGTCCTCATCCTCGTCCGGCTTCTCCGTCTTGAGTGCCTTGATGATGGTCTCGTCAGCCTTGTGGTCAATCTCGGGGGAGATTCCGGTCTCCACATATGACTCCCACCACTGCTCGGCATAGGCCATCAACTCAGAGATGGTAGTGGGTTCTCCATCGAACATCACTGTTGCTGTCTCTGTATCGAAAGTATACAGCCTTACGTTCTCTCCGTCAATAGGGACGAAGCGGTCGGGGTGCATATAGTCCTCGTCATCAAGGAAAGCTCCGATTACGAAGGTTCTCTTTGCTCCCTCAAGGTGTCCATACTGCAACGCCTGCACCAACTTCTCATCGGGAACACCATCACCCCAATCCTGCGCACGTCCTGTGGTCTTGATTTCTATGACCGCAACCGTCTCGTTGTTGATGTTGACGACCTTTGCGTCCCACATGCCACCGAACACCTTGCTCTGTCCCTTATAGAAATCATACTGCCTCTTGACCTCGGGCCACATGTTGCCGTAGAACTCGGCAGGACTCTTGACACCATTACCGAACTGCTCCTTAGCCCAATCGATAAGGATAGGCTCGATGGCATTTCCTGCTTGGGTGTATTTGTTCTCAGTGAAAGGTTCCTTGTACACCCTACAGATTTCACACCATACTGCAAACGGACTCTTCCATGGGTTCAATCCGAGTGCGCTAGGCAATCTGGTGGCGGTCATCTTCAACGGACGCTTCTGAGGTTCATCCAAGATAACTCTTGTTCTCTCTTTATTAAATCTCCAGTCCATCATACTCTCCTGCTTTCATTTCGAGCTTGGTAAGGATGACCGTAGCCCGAGTTGCTGTGATGCCTTTCCCTACCTCAACCAAGGTTTTCTCACCGTACTCAGCATCCCCGCTTGCCTCACGAATTTTCTTGATGCCTTCCGTGATACGAGTGACATCACCCTTACTTGCAGGGTTGTCGTCCTTGACTGCCTTCTCCACATCAGCCTTCTTCTCGGCAGGAGAAGTGAACTTGCGCTTGGTGGTAGCCTTGGGGCCTTTGTCGGCCTCGGGGTCATCCTCTGCATCGGACACAAGATAGTTGGTCTTGATGAAATCCTTGAGCATGAGGGTCTTGGCCTTGCTGAGTCCCTTGTCAAGGTTGTCAGCACCTTGCGACCAAAGCATGTAGGTCTCCTGCTCGTCACTGTCAACGTCCTTGATAGTGAGCATTGCGTGATACAAAGTGAGTATCATCTTGTCACTCTTCTCAAGATTGTTGATTTGGATGGTCACATCGTCCACCTTGTGGCGGAGTCTGTTCTTTACCAACGCCTTACGGAAGATGGTCTTGTATTGCTGAGCACGGACGTACTCATATGCTTGACTGGGATTGTATCCATCCTTCACGAACTCACTGGCGAGTTGCGCAACATCCTCGGCAAGCTGGAACAGCTTCTGCTGGAATGTCTTTGGCTCTTCTTTCACTTGTTCTTTCTTCTCCTTCACTGCCTTTTTAGCAGGTGCTTTCTTTGGTTTGACTTCCATTTCAACTGGCTCGTCCTCGATGACCTCTACGTCCACGTAATCATCCGTTTTCACTTTTTACTCCTCTTCTTTCTCTTTGGTTTGATACCCAAGAACTCGTCTCTTCTCTTTGTTGCAAGTTCAATATACCACTGTTTATCTATCTTGTCAACACCCAAAATACCAGAATTATCAACAATCGCATGTTCGGGACAATTCGCTATCCTATCCCTTCTCCCATCGGCCTTTATCTTGTAGACAGCACCGAGTCTCTCGTCCTTCCCAGCATAGACCCTGTTGGTTCTATTGACCTCCACCTCACCGAAACCATTGACATGGACAACCTTCTCATAAGTTCCCCCTGCCTTGGTTATCATCTGGAAAGCAAAAGGGTCTTGCTCGTTGTTGATGGTTTCCTCAATGGGTATCCCATCGAGCAGGTTGTTGGTGATAGCACGACAGACTACTGACATGGAATTATGCTTGAAACTACCACCCTTGTAATCAGAGACGACACCTCCCTTGACCTTAATTTTCCCACCGAGTTCACGCATGACATAATTGTTCACATCACGCTGTACCACTACCTCAATGCCTTTCTCCTCCATTTCAAACTGTGTCAATTCTTCCCATGTGCAAACAATGGAACGAACCTCTCGTATCCATACTCTATCAATGGAAAACATGATACCGTCTGTGTTAGAAGATATGAGAGTAAAGGATGGTACATGATTGGAGAGTGTGTTAATCAACATTACAAGATACAACTGTCCGCTGATACATGTGCTATGGGCCATGAGGGGGTCATACAAATCATTATACTTATTGTTGGAAGCCCCGTAGGTCGTGTTTAGAACTAGTTTAAGAGCGTCCGATGTTTTCAAATCCTCTTTCTGCTTTGCCTCGATACGTTTATGAAAAGTGTCCTCGAAAGTTTCTGGGTCAGCAACATTTCTACTGAGGTATCGATTCTTAATCATCAGAGAAGGATAGTAACTTTGCACATCGTAGTTAAGAATGATTCTTTTATCAGTGGATACTTCGGAATAATTGACCAGTGCACCGTGGAGTCCTCCCCATCCCAACACATGGGGACAACCTGCTATCTCAATCGAAAGAGAGCGATAAGGATTCCTGCTCTTGACCACTTTTCCATCTTCATCCGGTACACCTTCTCGTCCAAAGAGAATGTCCAATGGTATTTCTCCTTCTGGAAGGCGGTCAAAGAACTCAAAAACCTCCTGTGGTACCAAACCCTTATCCACATTCTCCGGATACACATACGCCCTCTCGTCATCCCTCTCAACTCGTTGAGCACCCAAAAACAGGGCGGTCAACTTGGCATTCGTCATATTAAGTGCCGATTTCACATTCAATCCCTTCATTTCAGCCAAAGTCTCCTTGGCCTCAAGGTAAGGAAGGCGAGCATCGTAGAGCGGAATCAAAGCCTCCACATCGTGCCAACAATATTCCTCAAGCTCCTCCCACTGTTCCTTGGTTGGATGCTCTGTGTTGAAATCCACCTCGGACTCACGGATGTCCATCTTGAGATTACCCTCAATCATCTTGAGTGAAGGGCGGGTCGGAAGGTCGAGCATGAGGTCGAACGACTGAGGCAACTTGACCCATCCCATGTCAATCTCCCATCCTTGCCTGCCTTTCACTATGATTGCGTCATTGACTGCTTTCACGTCCTCCGGAGTTCCTCCTGCGAGGATTGCCTTGATGATGTAATTGTCATAATGCTTGCAGTTGTAACCGCAGAGGAACGGCCTCTCCGTCTCCAAGAACTCCCTCAGCATTGTTGTATCATTGTGGATTGCCACCCGCTTCTCCTTGTTGGTCGCACAGAACAACCAGTCATGAGGAAGCACCTCTGTATCGAAAAACCACACTTCGTCTCTCCAGTCCATACTCTCTCCTACATGATGTCATGTTCCCGCAATACACGGAAAACATCTTTTTCTGATAGTTTCAGCCTACCAGCAATCTCCTTGATTGTCAAGACCTCACCAAGCTCCAATATGCGGTCGAGCTTTTTTTGCGGAATATGCTTTTTCTTCTCGTGGCTCTTGTGCAAGGGACAGCTTGCCTTCATGCAATGCCACGTCTCTTTCTTCCGGTCGTAGTAGAGCGTCTGACCACACTCACACTTCCTCACTGTCAGCACCCAACTCTCCGGTATCCTGTCGTCATCAACAATGTGGTAATATCTGTCCATCATAAGTCATCATCCTCGTCATATGCTCCCCATGACCACTCACTCATGGTGTGTACGGTAAAGTCCTTGTGCTTCTCCAACTGCTTATAAATCTTCAACTCCACTGAGTCCTGCGCTATCAACCAGTGATATTGGCATTTCCTCGGATTCACAGCGGTCTTGATTCTGGCCCTCGCCTGCTCCATCATCGTGGTGGAGAGCGATGGTTCATAGAACACCATATGACGAGCGGTGTAGAGGTCGATGCCTGCGTTGGCTGTGGCATACTGACACACGATGGCACGCATATGGTCATGCTCTTGGAACCACTTCCATATCTCCTTGTCGGGTTGGTCTCCATCCAACACCACATGAGGCAGTTCATGCTTTCGCAACTCCTGTACCACACTACGGATGGACTGCTTGAACTCACAGAATATGACCACTTTCTCATCCCCAATCTCATCAAGTAACTCACCAAATGCAAAACGCTTCGTGTCGGCTATGACATGGGTCTCGCCCTGCTCGTCAATGATGAAACCACTTGCCACCTGCCTCATCTTCATGAGCTTCACGGCAGGGTTGTCGATAATCATGTCATATTCCTTCACATACCCCTTGCGGACACCAGATTGGATGAACACATTGGGTCTCGGGCAGATGACCATATTGTCCGGTGGGTCGGTAGGCATGTCAGCCACATCATCGAGGGTCAGTGAGGACACGTATGGTTTGACACGTGCAAGTAATTCGTCCTTGTTCCTGTACCCTGTAACAATGCGGATGAATGTGCCGGGAAGCTGGCGGGTGATACAGTACCGTGCCTCGAACTCCCGATAAGGGCCGAAGAAGCCGGGGAACATGAACTCCATCTGAGACCACAAGTCCTCAAGCCGACCTTGACCAAGTGGTGTCCCTGTAAGGAGATAGCGGTATTTGGAGCGTGTTGCATACTTCATGCAGAACTTGCTCTGCTTGCTCTGTCTCCTTGCAATCTTGTGGGACTCATCCAAGACCACTATGTCGAAGTGCCTGTCGTACTCCTTGCGTCTCCATACCTTCTCATAATTGATGAGGGTAATCTTGTCACACGCTTCCCTCCTCTTGCCTTTCATCTTGTTGATGTCACGCTTCCAAGCCCCGAGAGCTGACTTGGGGGCAATGACAATGGCGTCCTTGGCCTTACCCTGCATGATGAGGTTACTCATATGGAGCACCATCGGGAGGGTTTTCATGACACGCATCGACCAAAACATGGCGAAACTGTCATGTTCCGACAGTGTCCCCAATATTCTTTCTTGGTGTGGGAATAGTTCCATCACTCAACCTCCGTCATATCGCCATCAGTAAAACCCAATACCCCATAACCCGGATACCTAACCACATGCGTGTACCATCCTACACGGTAATCGTACCCCATGTAAGGCACAATCTCAATCAAATCTGGATTGATGGCTGTTGTTTCGTCTGTACATACCATGGCTATATCTTCTTTCGATGATACGAGTATTGCCGTGTTCATGGAGTCTATCAATGACCCCCTATGCTTTCTGAATATAACTGTTTTCATACTTTACTCCATTCTCCGTTTGTAACAAGACGATGGTCGAGATGACGAACTATGCTCTTCAACTGTCCCGCTAAACTGTTAGCTTCCGATGATATACTCTCAGCGAATCTTCCATATTCTTCTTTTTCATTTTCAACCTTTTGTATTTCTTTTTCGAGCCAATTTTCATACGTAACTCCAATTTCCTTTTCCCAAGAGAGATTGAATTCTTTTTGTAAATCCTCACTATTCCTTGTCATGCTTCCTCCTTTTTCACAATCGTAAACCTTCCTGCTTTCTCTACCTTGTTCATCAGCCCCATGCCCTTGTATCCTCTCTTACCCTTGACACGATTGGAATACTGTATACGTAATTCCTCTGCATTCTCCTTGAGGTAATTCGATACCGTCCTCATTGCCAAGGGTTTGAGAGCGTTCAACTCACACCATCGAGTGTAGGCTTCATAAAAATCACCGCTGGCTACCTCCTCTTCCTCGTTAAATACGACATTATCCGTATCCTGTATGAAAGGAATCAGACTGTTGCCGTCCTCCTGCGCCTCCTTGAGTGCCAACTCGGTACGTTCGCTTGTGGTGAACTCCCAACCTTGAATCATCAGACGCTGGAGACCCTTCAAGGCCCAATTAAGGACACCCTCCAGCTCATTGTCGGTAATCTTCTTGCCGAACAGCTTGTCGTCCTTGCGGTTCTTGTCACGCTCCTTGCACTTCAACAAGATGAGCCTCCTGTAGAAGCCGTCAGTATGGTCATAACACGCTTCCAAGGACTTGTTGCCACTCGCTAGGATACGTGCATATGGCTGTATTTCATAATGCTGTTGCCCCTTGCGCTCCACGAGGACAGGGATGTTCGCTGTCACGAGCTTCTTGAATGTCCCTGTGTCAGTCAGCGCACCACTCTGGAGGTCGTCATCGTAAAACACGAGCTTGTTCTCAAGCTGTGCGAGCATGAAGCGGTTCTCCTGCAACTTATGAAGCTCCCCCTGCACCATAGAGGTGTGGAAGAGAGCGTGCATTACCTCGCCTATGACCGACTTACCTTCACGGCCCTTGCCTATGATGATGAGGGACTTCTGCGCAACCGTGGTGGGTACAAGGCAATAACCGATGTACTCCTGCAATGTGAGGACGTCCTCATCATGCAACAACTGATGAAGGAAACTGTCCCATCGAGGACACTCAGCGTTGGGATTGTAATCCACACTCAGCCTGTTGAGGGTGAATCCCATGCTGACCTCGTAAATCCCTGTCTCGTCCACCTTGAGGGCCTTGTTGTGCAGGTTCACGATGTCATGCTGGAGCGGTGGTGGCTGGAAGAAACACTCGTTCTTGAGTGAATCGAACAGGGCATTCACCTTCCTTGACAGGGACGAGGGTACATAGGGTTTCACAAGGTTCTGTATGTCGCTCTTGATACTGTCATCTGGCACGTGCCCCTGTTCATCGTAGAACACGCTGTTGATGCAGTAAAGCTCATGCTTGCCCTTGTACCACTCCACAAAGAGACCATCATCGATTGCAGGGCCTTTCTCTGTGATGGTGAGCCACTCGGGGTCTCCCTCATCTACCGTGACCTTGTTCTTGCCAATCTTGTCAACGGCCCAATCAATGATATGCTTGAGTTCATCCTCATTGGTTATGGGTGGCTGGCACAACCGCTTGTTGGTCTCCCTCACCGACCCTGCAAGCTCGGTCTCACCGATGCCCTTCTTCGTAGCCAATGAACACGCATAGGACAGCAATGTCGCATGTCGCATACCGGAGGGGATGGTGGCAGGGAGCTTGAAAGCCTTGGGGGGAATGCGAATCTTGCCGATGGTGGTGTCATCCACCTCGCCACAGATGAACTGCTTCCAAATCTTCGGAAGTGTCGCAACCTTGGTTTCCCATGGGGAGCGAATCCATGTGTATGAACCCTTTGTTCCTACACTAGGATACACAACCACTTGGTTTCCATCAGCACGGATGTCCACATTATCGAGGATGCCTATCTTGCCCTTGATGTTCTCAATGCCTGTGGGGTACTTGAAGAAGAGGTGCAACCCTCCATTCTGTGTCCTTGCTGTCACGGTCTCTGGAAGATAGGCACCAGTCTTGGACTCGAAATCGGCTATGCTCTCACGACCGTCACCGTTCTTGGTATCGATGTCAATGACAAGGATACCAGAGGTCTTACCCGTGACGATGCCGATGTTCAAATCCTTGCCCTCGAACCAACCCTCCAACACACTCGGATTGTCTGAGGCATTGTTCACCCAATCGGGAATGATAGGGTTCTTCCCTGCCTTTGCAACAGGGATTACCTTGAGGTGTTTCTTGGCATACTTGTTTGCAATGTCAAGCAATAATGACACGATTCTCCCCCTCTGCACCGAGCATGTCCATTATGTCCTTCGGCCTGTTCCATTCCATGATGGCGTATCTTTCACGAGGATAATGCCCGCTTGTCTTTCCACATTTGGGGCATTCCACTTGATACCCTGCATCATCCAACACAACCTCGGGCCAATGACCACATACACATCTGTTCGCTTTTCGCATGATAAACCTTCCGTTTCAGAACTATCCCACCGCTACGAGTGAGATTGGAACCTTATTATAACCGATTCCCTTGGATTAATCAAGAGCATTTTTATTCTTGACAAACGTATGAAAAACTGTTAGAATAACACCATGAACAAGATAATTCATTACGAACACGGTGAAACTGGTATAGAACTCACCATTGTCGCCAATACCATTAGGAATGGCGAAATCGAAATCGAGGCCATCATCCACAAGGGGGAAGACATCCTACCCATCGTGGGGGATGACCTGCGTGTCGACATTGAGCTATACTGTGGTGACGTGCTAATCGACTGACTCAGTATAGAATCTGAAAGAGCGAATCTGCTTCTGCGTGAACTTAATCCTGTGCCCTTCGCACTCACGGATTACACTGACGTCCCCTGTCATCTGTTGTAATGCAACACGTTTTTCCATGCAGGCACGCTGTATCTCGTAGGGGTCGATGTTCTTGATATACTGACGCTCGGAACCTCCCTTGAAGGTGAATTTTCCCAATCTGTAGACTCCCTGCTTCTTCATTATTTCCCCTTCTGCCACACTGCCACTATGAAACCGACAAGGCCGAGGCCTGTCAGAATGACCAACGGCAGACAAATCTGAAAACCAGTCAGTGACTTGACCCCGACAGCATCAAGCACGAACAATACCAACGTCCAAATCATAGCCCAATGGAATAACCACATATACCTACCTCACTTTGTTTCAATTCTCGAATACCGCACGCCTTACACACCATCGTCTCGATGAACGCACCCTTGCTTGTCGTGGTGTCATTCACGTAGAAAATAGCATCACAAGTCAATAAGAGACGAATATCACGTTTCATGTAGTCCTCATACCGCTCTTCCTCGGGAAAGGAAGTGGGGTTGACTACCTCGTATCCGCATTGCTTGAGATACTTCTCCCATAGCTCGAAGGCCACCAGATAATCCGGTTCCTTGGTAATGGAACCACTCAGATATACTTTCATGCTCTCTCCTCGTGGATATGTCCACACACTGTGCACCAGTCACAGATTACGCTGTCTCTTGGGGCGGTGTCAAGATACTCTTCCTCAACATCATGCCCGAGCGGTGAGAACATGTATTCACTCTCACTTCCCAATGGGCCACCACAGAATGCTCCCTTGACAAAACGAACCTCGTACAAATCAGTCTTGATTCCGTTGGCATAGTAAATATCGCCCTCGAACATTTCGTTGCCTTGTGAGTCAAAAAGACCACTGGAACGCTCAAGAATGTGATTCTTGTCCAACTCAACGGACACATTGCCTCCACCTCTTCCGAATGTCGATACGATAACCTTATTGGTTCCCAAATGCCAAGAACGCACATCCAATGACTCCTTCATTTCATCAATCCATACTCTCAGTTTCATTTCTGTTCTCTCCTCCATTTCATAATCATCGCCTGTTCCTCGGGTGACTCCGCTGTGCTCAGCCAATAGTAGTCCTCCCAAGCCTTTTTCTGCTCCGCTGGTGGCAAGGTGCTGACCCAGTGGTCAAACCATACGAACGCAACAAACTGTACAGCGAGCATGAGCAACGCCACTACAATTCCTGCCACAATCGCAATCACCATATCCCAACCTCCTCGATAATGCGGTCAAGCTCCTTGAAAAGCTCGTCCTGTGTTCCATAGCCATTATTGACTATCTCATAATCAGCGGAAATCCTGTCAATCTCCTGTTCGCTTGCATGAGTATCCTCTGGACTTCTATCCGACTTGAGACGGATGATGATGTCAAACGGGATACGCTGTGACTCATTGACGAAACGAAGGTCGGTAAGCACATAATTGCCCCTTGGTTGCTGGTCATACCACCGCACGAACGAACGTATCCAGATATCCTCACCACACACATGTTCAAAGCTGGGGATATGATTCCCCAAATCATACTTCATCAGTTCCGTACCGAACACCTGCATGAGTTGCCTCGGGGAGAAACCAAAGAGAGGGTCTACCACTTCCTTGAGTTCACCCTCCATGTGTCGCTCGTCCCATCCGAACCACTCCTTGAACGAGTCCTTGAAGATTGCAAGGGGTCTTGCTTTCGTAAAGCCATACGTGTCGTGAAGATAGAACCCTGCTGTGTCCTTCCCACTTCTCTTCTTGCCTGTGATTCCTATCAGCATGTATGCCTCCTTATTGCTTGCTGTTCCAATCCTCTATGGAGTCCTGCAAGGACAAGAACCAACGGATTGGGCGATACTCGAAAGGACACATGGTTGCGTACTTTCTCTTTCCTTCTTTCCCACCATCGGATATGGTGATGGGCTTGTGCCCACATCTTCTGCACTTTACTGCTTTCATTTCTTGTCCCCTATCATCATTGCCATGATAACCAATACGCTCAACGGAATGTTCAGCCCTTCCGGAAATGCCACCGCTGTGAATGCGTATCCGAAACTGAACAAGATGAACACTATCGCATATATCACATTGCCTCCAACTGGTCGTACAGACCATAGATGACATCCTCGTGCAACACATCGTACAAATCGGGTGTATCCCCAATCTTGATGGTGTGGATGGTGGTCTCACCACGCTCGTTTCTGTCATCATTGTCCCAACTGAACACCACGTCAAATATGACACCATTCTGTTCCAATGAAATCTGTTCTTTCTTCATTTTCTCCTCCATGTGTACACTTTATCATACACTGTTCTTGCTGTCAACCTCTTTCTTGATGTCCTCGAAGAGTATCGGCATCTTCTCGTAGAATTGCCCGAAGAGCATTCCTGCCAACTCCTGTATCTGTGGGTGTGGTCTCCCTGTGCTTCCTGCGTAGCGGAGACGGAAGAAATGCCTCCACTGCCTCAGATTATATGTCACCACCAGCCTGCTTGCAGTACACAACGGGAGTGCATCACGTGCGAGTTCCTTGGGAACACCCTGCTCCAAGAGACCGTGGTATATTGAATCCAGCCAATCAGCCATGTCCGGCCTGTCGAACGAGGGTATCAATTCCACATCATCATATTTGACATATCTCGTACTCTCGTGCGTATAAGACCCAATGCGGTGCCGTGTTATCTCCTGTGCAATCGCCCTGTTTACCGTGAGGTATGCGGTCACTGATACGTGCTCCAAGACCGATTCATGGCCTCTGGAAATAAGACCACGCAAGAAACCCTTGTACGATTCCTCGGTAATCTTGTCCTCAGAGCGGTAACACACACGACCTATTTTCTCCAACTTCTTCATGGCTTGAACGGGGTCGAAAATCTCCAATTCAGCCTTCTGGGGTATAATCATAAAATACCCCCTGCAAGGTGCAACATATCCATGTGTGCGAACAAATCCTCAAGCCGTGAGGTCTCGTAAAACACCCCCACGTTGTCCATGATTACCCATGCCATCTTGCCATCGGTGAATCGCACCAGTGCCACATAAGATGTTGCCAGTGAAGGAATTATCATTTCCAATTTCTTGTCCCACTGTAAGTATCTTGTGTACCTTTTCTCAATGTACACCTCCGCTGTCTCATTCTTTGCATCGGGTGCAATGCCCTGTTCCCAAGGCCACCCCTTGGTTAATGTGTGCTCAAACATAGTTCCTCCTATTATCTCGAAAAATCCGCTGTCTTTGTTATCTGATTGAGGCAGTGAATAATAGAGGTAGCTTGGTATTTAGTGAAGTAGATAATGTCCTTATCACCATTACGATAGAAAGCTCCGTCCTCACCGAGGTACATTTCCGTACCACGGATATTTGCCTTTACTCGGTATATCCTCAGTTCATCGTCCATTTTCATTACTTGTCCTCCCATCCTTCGGGTAGGGTGAGTGAGTCCCTCCAGTTGCCGGAGTAGGCTATGAGGTACTTCGGTAGTTCTTCACCAAAACACCCAAAGTGCCCATCGTACCAAATCCATGTAGTCCACCCAATTTCCGGCTTCTTTGGAAACCACAACAACCTGTTTTCTATATCGATTGCGACAGGTTTACCGAGAATGTTTGCAAGTTCCTTGAGCGTTTTCTTCCCACCACTCATCAGCCTGTCATAGGCTTCTGCCTTGGCTTCAAGCCATGCGATGTAATCAAAGTGCCAGACCTCAATCCCGACACAATGAAATCCATCGGTGAAACCTCCAGTGCTTCTTCCTCCCGTCTCTTCCTCAAACCGCTTCATCATTTCAGTCTTTTCCATCTTCGTTCTCCTCCTCATCTTCCTCTACCTCGGTAAACAAACCATAGCTCCTGTATTGACTATTCGATACGAAATAGGTGTATCCGTCTTTCATGATGTGCAAGTTATTCTGCTCGTCACAAATAACGCCCAAGACCGAATAGTAATAATTCGTAAGTCCATAGTTGTCCACCAACTCCAATCGCATCATGTCTCATTCTCCTTGCCTAGGATACGGAACCCCACTCCATCCACTGTGGTCTTACCCATCATCGCATAGCGGTAAATGGTCGTGTGGTGGTACCCGGTCTTTCGCTGTGCCTCCGTGATTCCCTTGCAGACCATGAGCGGTTCTCCGTCCTGCAACACCTCCACGAGGACACGTGGTGCTCCGGGTTTCTTTCTCCCTATCTTGAGATAACCTCCCAAGTTAAGCCACCGTATCGCAAGCTGGCCCACGGTCTTGCCCTCCTCATCGGGGAACGGGAGTGAATCCCGCTCCTCTGGAGGGAGGTCGAATCCCTCCAGCAACTGCAACACTTCTTCCAGCTTGCTCATAGGAATTCCACCCTTGCACTCTCGTTCTCGAACCTGTCCTTGTGGCAACCGTCAAGGTAGAAGGTAAATATCACCTCCTCCCCACGATTGTTCCTCACAGTCATCAGTACCAATTCGGGGAACACCGAAATCCGTACCAGTGCCTTTCCCACGAAGTTAACGAACTCACCCTGCATCCCGATGGTGGCATTGAACGTCAATGTAACCCAGTCCTCGCCCTTGTCGGTGACTGTCTCCACCTTCCCTTTCGTTTCCAACCATTTCATAATCTGTTCTTGTTTCATTGTTTTCTCCTTGTCTGAATACTATCACACTATGATTGCTTCGTCAACACTTTTTTTAGTTCTTCTACCGATTCTTTCGGTATCCGTATCGGATTGAACAGCGGACAGACTGTCACAGGATGCTTGGTGAATGCGTAATACACCTGTCCATAAGACTTGTCCAATTCCTCAGCCAATTCCTCCAACGTGGTGTAATCGGTCGTTACGTGGTAGAAATCCTCGATGGCCTCTACCTCATCCAATGGGAACTCCCGCTTCGAGCGCACATTCACCTGCTCTGGATGGAGAACGTTCTTCTTCACCAGCTTGTCAATCTGCCTGTCCGTACATCCCCATCTTTCACATAATTCCTTGATATTCATTTGACCTCCTCAATAATCTGTGAGATACGCAGGGTCTCGCTGGCAACTTCTTCAACCATGATTGTATACAATTTATCCACCAGTGCGTCCAGTTGATAATCCTTCAAAACCACCTTACTACCACCGATACCTCGATATGTTCCAACGATATATATCACCTCGTGTCCATAGCAAGCGGTGAGATTGAAGCCACTCGGATGCTTTATTCCATACGTATAGCCGTAATTCGATTTGATGGCCCTTGCAGGGAACACTCTCGCATATTCCTTGATGAGGTTGTCGATGTCCTTGCCTGTGTGTCTGCTATGTCCATAGAGATTTTCTTTTATCTCCACTGGTGGACGTTCTGGTTCTTGTTTCTTTTTTCTTAATCTCATAATTCCTCCTTCACACCACAAGGATGTCCTTCAAGTGTGTACCACTCAAGAAGGTTTTCTGCTGTGTATCTGCCGTCACCAATTTTCACAAGGTTTTGGCATATCCTCTCACTCACAAGTCTGTTGTTACCTGTTGTTTTACTCATCACCACCTCGCCAACAAGGTCATTAAGTTCATCGTTGTTGAAAGGGCGGTAGGATGGTTCTGGTGCGGGGTAGAAGAGTGTCGAAGGGCCATAACCGCCCTCAGACTTAAAAGGATAAACGCTTGATGAATCGAAGGCTTGTAACATATGAGGTTCGTTGTCTCTATATTTTCTTGCAAGTTCTACGATTGAATCGCCAAACCAACCCTTCTTTCCTATTAAATCACTGCTACCTGTCACACAGGTCAAAATCTTGTTCTTGTCAAATTCCATTGTCCACCTCCTCGCACCATTCGTCACGAATTTTGAACCCCATGTCCCTCAACATGTCCACAGGGATACCGTCACAGAACACAGGCCATTCCAAGCTGTCCACCAACATCAAGGCAGTGGGGTCTGTCAACGCTTCCATCAATTTCAATTTTCTGAATACTTTCATCTGATTACCCCCTCGATGGTGATATGATTGCCTTCCACTTTTGCGGACATGGGAAGGATACCAACTGCATTCAACGCTTTGGACAATTCAAGACAAATATCGCACTGTACTTTCTCAAGGACAGTATAGGGGACATACATGCACCCTGTGCCCGTGTCGACAATTATCTCGTTATCAGTATCATCAAATCTCACCACACTCAGCACTTTCCCGGCATACTTGTCACATTCATCATTCCAATCACATTCCCATCCCTCCATATCCACGAGGGTCGGGGAGCGGAGTAGTCTCACCTTGTCGCCAACCTTGAGCTTGTTGGCGTTAATCCAGCGGTTGAGTTCTGCGTAGTAATCCTTCTCCGGCAGGGCTACGAAATCTTCCCACATTGGAGTAAAATACCACTCCCTGTCAAATACCGTAAACTTCACACCCCTACCGTAAAATTCCTCCACCATCAACTCACAACCTTTTCCCAACACTTCGGCATCTTTGTCATTGATTCCAATGTCTATGAACCGCTTTGTACCACCAGTACCCACGTACTTGTACCTTCTGCCGACCTCGAACTCCGTGACGCCCACAGGGAGCAGGGCGGTGTAGGGCATGTCATAGAGAGTACCTGCAACCTTGATTTCCAAGGAATCCAATTCGATGCCCTCAATGGTTCCGACCTCACCCACAGTATTATCCATGGCATAATCAACCCAGTAAGAACGCCAACCATCCTCGTAGTTCGCCGGCTTCCGATACACGTAGACCCTCGAACCCTCTGCTAGCTTGTTCACCTTCAACCAATCTGCCTGTTTCTCTTTGTATCCCATTTCCTTTTCCTCCATCCAATCGGGGCTTATCCCGTAACCCAAGGCATTACATTCTTCCTTGGTCTTTCCGTCACACTCGAAGGGCCACCCCAATGCACTCCGTTCTTCCCGATTAGGACTTATTCTGTCCATGTCCCTCAAATACTTCTCTCTACTGAATACTTTCATCTTATCTCTCCTCCATCTGGTCTGGATGCACCCAGTAACCCAATACATCACACTCTTCCTCGGTCTTGCCATCGCATTTCTCGGGCCAACCATCTAAAGCCGAGAGTTGTTTGAGCACATCTAGTATCTCATTATCGGCGTAGAATTTCTCCGCACTGAATACCAGCTTCTTCTCGGTAGGATGGAGTCTCAGCCACATTTCTGCGAGTGTCACCTCATCCATGTCAGTGCAATCCCACTCACCCTCGAACAGGGGGCAGTCCTCACACTCCACTTCCACACAGTCACCCTGTGCGACAATCCGCTCACATGCTTCTCTTTGTGTCATATCACTACTCCTTGATGATTAAACTCTACACCTTTTTTGACTTATTGTCAACACCCAATTCAAAAAATCTCACATTTTCTTTCGTCTTTATCCTCAGAAGACGGCCACCCACACTCATCCGCTCGATGTCGCTGTACGGTATCTTCACGTCCTCGCCACCTTCCTTGGGTCTCATGAGCACCGCCGTGTCCGTCAGCACGATGCGGTAGGCCTTGGTCTCGAAGGCCCCTCCTAGGAGCCTCACGATTCTCTTCTCAACGCTTCTGTCTGTCATCTCACCTCCTCATACCCGCCATCACGCAATGCTTTGCTGATGTCCATTGCTCCTTGAAAAGAACCCTCCAGTTCTCTCCAATCCAAGACTTCACCGTTCGAGTAGGTTGGGAAGATGTATGTCTCTGGTAGCCCTGTGTCAAGTGCGCACTTGAGTGTAGACACCACGATGAACTGGAAATTTATCCCACATCTTGTCTCGGCTGGTCTTTCGAGTCTAAATAACTCCGCATGTTCTGCGAATCCGTCAGCTTCTTTTACGAATGTTGCTTTCATTTTTCTCTCCTTTAATATTCAACTTCACGACTTAAATCGATATTTGCTAAAGCATCTTTGAGTTGTTCAATGGTATCAATTTCTTTTATCTTCAATGTTCCCAAAAGCCTGTTGCCATAATTGTCATCACTGAAAATTATTCGCTCGCAATTTGCATGAACACTAATCCAAGCAGTGCCGTTTCTGAAACTGAACTCATCGCTTTTTGCATCCGTATCCATGAGAACGAGTATGTTACTGCTATCGGTTGCCAGTTTTTTCATCCAAAGTCTCGCTTGTCTACTGTTCATCTTTCTCTCCTTGTTTTGAAATCTGTGTTCAGTATATTCGATGTTTGGGAGCATGTCAACATATATTTTGAAAAATATGAGCCACCACATCAACTGTCCACGCATTACCGATTGCTCTATACGCTTGTGTCGCACTTATCATGTCAGTGTAACCATCCGGGAGTGTTTGCAATCTTTCGTATTCTCGAGTGGTTAATCGTGTTAATAGACCGTTTCGATGTACATAATTTGCATTCCAACTCTGTTCCGCTCGCACGGTAAGACAACCAGCCTTCTCCGGGTCTATGTTGCAGTATCGCTTTTCGATGCTTTTCTTACCTTTCTCGCTGGTAAGCCAACGCATTCTTCCGGGGGTAAGGATGGATTGTTCTGGTACCCCTTCTTCGAGTATGTCTTTAAGACGTATATCTTTATCTTCTGGTAGGTCGAATTGTATGTTTGTCCAATATAACCTGTTTCTATTCTGCGCACTCACCAATGCACTGTTTATAAGGACAGGTTCTACCCCCATGAGTCTTGTTATTTCAGCAACAGCCTTCTTGTTGCCTCTCACGTTCTCCAACAGGAACCACCTCGGTTTTACTTCCTCTTTTATCCGTAGATATTCATAAAACAGTCCACTTTTACCTTCCAAACCACTCCCATCACCGAGTGTACTGATGCTCTGGCACGGAGACCCACCAATCAGAAGGTCGATTTTAGGGAGTGTTTCCGTTCGTAACTCCGTCACATCACCCACTTGTATTATGTGGGGATGATTGCTCATTGCGACCTTTATCGCATTGGGTTCAATCTCGGAAGCATAATAATTCTCGATTCTTTTTCCGGCCCGCTCCAACGCCAGTTTTCCACACGCAATACCATCGAATAAACTTAATACATTCATCTCTTTCGTCTCCTTGTTTTTCCAGTATATCGGATAATTTGGAGTATGTCAACACTTTTTTGTTTATTTTTTCAAAAGATTATTTTTAGACAGTTTCTGGGATATGTAAGGAAAATAGGGGTAGTCAACACATTGTTTCAAAAAAACCTGTTTTTTCATATTTTTTTGCTTTTGTGTCGTCTATTGGTTATTAAATGTAGCTAAGAGTGATTTTCTGCGACACTTGGGACACATAGGTTTTTTCTATGTGTCTTTTTTTATTTGTTGTATTATAAGTATTTATTTTTCAAAAAGACACATAGACACTTATTTTCTATAATTAGTAAAATACACATATAAAATAGTAAAAATAAGGGTTTTTTTCATTGTATATAAAAGAATAGGGCGATTTATGTGTCTATGTGTCTTTTTCAAAATTAAGTTGTTGCATTATAGTGAGTTACGGGAGACACATAGATTTTTCGTTGCTGTATGCGTGTGTATTGCTTGACTTTTGTCTGATTTTTTGCTATAATGCGGTATTGAGGATTGGAGGTGATTGTGGCTAGACCGAAGAAAGAGAAGAACATCGAAATCGATGACATACTCGATGACGAAGGCAATCCAACAAATCCGAACAAGAACACGAAAGACCTCAATGCGCAGATATTCGAGAGACAGGTCGAGGGGTCGTATGCTGGAGACGCCACCAGACCCGGTCGTGGCATGTATGCGGGCATGGCGCATCCTCATGAGTTCTTGGTGTTTTATCGTGAAGCCAAGAAGAAACCACATCGAGGTGCTCCGTGGGGGTATGAATCGCAGGAGGCACTCGAGAAAGAGATTGACGCTTACTTCGACTTCTGCATCCATCGCAGGATAGCTGTGTCGGTTGCCGGACTTGGTGCTTGGCTTGGTGTTTCCACCGCAACGTTAGGTTATTGGAAGAGAAACCGGGAGACTTTGCCATACTATGAATGTGTCGAGCTGGCGATTGCTTTCATCCATGGCATGATGGAGCAAGGGGCACTCGATGGCAACGTTCCTGCAACTGTATACAATTTTCTGGCACGTAATTATAATGGGCTTAAAGATATACAAGAATACAGTGTCGAGCCAGTCAAGCAACTCTCTATACTGGAACAAGATAGAATCATCAATGCACTACCCGAAGACTAGCTAATTTTATTGTATACAATTTTAGACCCCATTTCGGGGTCTTTTTTTTATTGTCCTCGCACGAGGAAGCTCATCTCGCTACGCTCGTATTGTCCCTACAATCAACGCAAATCACTCAAGTGGGGAATTATACCACTTTCTCATGAAAGTCCAGCACACGCAATCCTCGTGCAAATGGGAGCAAGTTAGAGCACATATGGATATTCTACTAGGACTCGGGCGCATATATACCCACTTCGCCACCCACCTCGGAACACCGCCTTGCTCACAATCACTCTGTAATCAACGCAAAAAGGACAGGTGAGGAATTATGTCACTTTCCCACAAAGATTGACTGTGCGCAATCCTCGTGCGTCTGAGAGGACGTTAGACCACGTAGTGGTATTACGTCTGGGAGGCCATTAGGATACAAGGACCCGGGCGCATATATACTACTAGGATTCGGGCGCATATATACTACTAGGATTCGGGCGCATATATAGGCAGGAGGGCGGGCGTGCAGGAGGAGGGTTCTTGACACATGCCTGGAATCTGTCAAACACGTGGCTGATATATTAGTATATCAGGTGAAAGCCTAGTAAACCCATGGGAATAGTAGGAGTTGAATATCCTAGTAAACCTATGGGCTTTATAAGACTTTATATCCTAGTAAGTCCATGGGCTTTATAAGACTTTATATCCTAGTAAGTATATTGGATTAGTAGGCATTTATATCCTAGTGGATTACTTGTATTACTTGCAAGTTTCGTGCCATGTTTTAGTCTAAAAAAGTGTATCTAATGTGAAAAAAGGTGTTGACATACTGTTATGTATGTGATAATGTTTGGGTATATTAAAAATGAGGATGGTAAAACATGAAAACTGAAAAGGTAAAATTGCAAGGCTTAAGGGGAACATGGTATCTCATTGATGAGTACCGTGGTACTGGTGTTACTTTTTATCTATGGGAGTCTGAGCAATATGGGGAAGATTGGCCCGCAGTGTTGACCGATGACAATTTGGCCGTATTCGATACGTGTTGCTTTTCTGGTATCTATGTTGCATTGCAAGACAACGGCTTGCTGTTCTAGTAATTAACGCCCGGGCAACCGGGCACATTAAGGGGATATAATGACACAGTTTGAACGTGAAATGATGATTTTAGATAGGTTTTTGGCTAGTGGGTGTGAAAACCCACTTGTATTCCTTTTTAAGTTTTTCTTTGGGAGGCAGTAAATGAATTATTTCTTGAGAGAGAGTGAAGTATCGGAGTCTGTAATGCGGGAAATTTTGGGTAAACTAGCCTACTTTGTGGATGTAGCAGATAAATTTGACGGTAAATTGACTGTGCTACCACGGGAGCATCGGGAGCGTATCATCTATATCGCACAGAGTGACGACAAGTACGGATTTATACAAGAGAGATTGGTATATGTTGCCTATGGGCCGGGATATAAGCGTTCTGAGGCAACTATATCATTGTATGAGCATGGCCACCATGGTACACCACTGAGCAATGATGTTATGTATCGGGATAAAATAATTCCATCAAAAACTAAATTGATGGCAATCACCAAAGATATTTTTAAGTGAGGCATAGCATGACTAAAAGAGGCATTTTTACAACATACAGTTTTTTGGCAAGCTATTTGGTCAATCGTGATGCAAGTGGTTTAAGTGATAACTTGAAGGCTATTGCAGATAAAGCTGTGGCACAAGTCGAAAAAAGAGTATGCGCAAAGATAGATATAGTCGATTGCGTATCTGATGGCTTCGCATATCCAACGTATCCTAGCAATAGTGGTTTGGCGAAAGGTGATTGTTCCGTGTATACGTATTTATATAAGGAGGCTTAACGATGGATTATTTTACACGTATTGAAACCATAGAGAACGCTCTATGCGAGCTGACCGGGGAGCAAGTATATATTTTATTTACTCAGTACCACGGTTTGCAGTTGCTTGATGAAGGTTTTTACCAGCACCTAGTGGACGAAGGTGTCCTACCAAAGGAAGAGGAAGAGGAAGAGGAAGAGGAAGAGGAAGAGGAAGAGGAAGATGAATAAAAATACATTATGGCAACTTAGAAATGAAATTATATTAAACAGTTTGTATGTAGCAGACTACCAAAACTCTTTTAGTTATACGGCACAGTCTGTGTGTAATTTCTTCGATGGCTATATGGAATATTTGGGAGAGCTTGCAACCGAACAATACGGAAGGTGTTGCTCTCTTGAACAAATATTTAGCTTTGATAATCCGGATAACCTTTATAACTGGTATGGCTGTTTTGAGCTTTGTCCATTTCAAATAGGGGTGGTATCATGGGCAACATAATATTAACAATAATAGTAATACTTGCTTTACTTGTAAAAGAGTGATGTAAACAGCTCCCCTTCAATGGGGAGCTTTATTGTGTCCACACGCTACGCTCTCTCTATCGGATGTATACGTGTACTACTTTACCAGTTGCGTTCAGTGTAGGGCCATTGTGATGGCTCTCCGTTGCTATCTGTTATCGTGTGGATACAGCGTTAATCACTAGGTCATAACCGGTAGTTATATCCTAGTATCCGAGTGGGATTTGCCAAAGTCTTATATCCTAGTAAATTAATAGGCATTGTAAGTATTGCCTTGTCGGCTATATCCTACTGGAGTGATGGTATTTTAGGCTTTATAACCTAGTGATTTGCTATTAATTGAGTGTGTCATTATGATACGTATGAAAGTTGTATAGGTTTTATATGGGTGGGGTACCCCTATTTCGTGTGTCCGACCGACCGCTGTCAGTGGCTTCTGCTCCGACCCAAGAAAATTTGACTTTTAGTCCCACCCCATAACCCATGACACAGTAAGCAATTACACCACAAAAACCCAAGATAAGTCCCCTCACAAAAACCACCCAATTTATGTGACAGCCTTCCTCATCAAGTAAGTACTCCGCCACCCCTTGCCTGCAACAAAGAAATATCCCTTGTCAAGCTCGGTCTCGGTGATGGCATACTCATCAGTGGTCTCGAGATACATGTCCCTCACGAATTCCTCGGCCTTTCCAAGCGTGCCGAACACCCCCTCGACATGACTCTTGCTGTCATCCATATCGTAAGCCTCTACTACATATACCTGCATATTATCCTCCTAGGATACACAAAAAAGAGCCTCCTAAGAGGCCCCCTTGATTGCTTGAATCACCGATACTATGACAATCACCACCAGTGTGACAGCCAATGGAATCCAGAAGGGCGAAAGCACCCATACCCAACTCCATGCTATGAACCCAAGCAACTTCAATACGATGAAAACAAGGAGCAACAGCCCCCAGAATCCCACTCCACCCGAACCATTGTTGTTACTACTCATCCAATCCTCCCCATTACCATGCGGTATCCCCGCCCTGTAACTTGTATACCACTCAACCTCACCATGCCCTCCGCCAAACCACGCCGTACCCTGTTCTCGAACGTCACGATGAAGCCACTGCTCACTACAACTTTCATGATTCAACTCCTCTTCTTATAAAGAAATGGTCAATCTCCAGCTCATCAATACCCACGTTCTCATCATCGACAGGGGACAGGTCAAGCCATGTCCATGGGTCGACATGGTCTCGCAGGAACTCATTGTTACGAGGATGGAGCCTCATACCTTGGCAGTGGTACTTCTCCCCTTCCCCAATTTTCCTCGGGGCGTTGGCCTTAAACACACGCATCATCCACTCGATGTACTTGCGCCCGTTCTTCTCTTGCCGTTTCCTGTCCGCCCTGCTCTTACGGTGGGTCAGTCTCTCGAAATCCCACTCGTCCGTGCTGAATGGTAAAATCATATAAAACTCCAGTTTTGCGTTTTTAAGACCCCATTTCTTGCCAAAAGTGGCAAAAAAGCCCAGATAAAAACAGAAATCTCGCATTTATAAGTGGAGATAGTGGGAATCGAACCCACCTCTTGACGGTTCCCTTGTGGGACTTACCATCAATCGAAACCAGTTTATCCCCAATAGCTGGAGGGGGAATCGAACCCCCATCCACGGCTTATGAGACCGTGTCGTCACCTTGACTTCCAGCGAAAAGGCAAGGTGGTGGAGTTGCCTAGACTGCCACCCTGCCTGCCCTTCTATGGTGGACTTACCCGCCGTTCTCCGAAAAGATACGGTGCGCTTCTCATTTCGCAATCTTCTTAACCTCATCATCGTAGGTCTTGAAGCAGACAACCTCTTCCTCATCGTTGAGATACACCTCGTATCCCTGCCTTGCGAGGGCAACCAACAGGCTGTCCACATACTTCTTGTTGTTGATGTGCAAACATATCTCGTATTCGTTCATAAAACAAGTATATCACGTAGTATGGATATGTGTCAAGCCCTAAATAAAAACTCCCATACCTAGAGGGGATATGGGAGAAGGAGGTGTGCCGTGTGAGATAACCCGCTGTTGACACAAATGGAGGAGGGTGAACACGGACACAGGGGCAGAATAGTCTCACATCCATGCTCACCTCGTATTATATACACTTTCAGCGGAAATGTCAATGTAGGTTCTTGACATTTTACGTCAATTCGTATATAATAGCCACCGAGGAGTAATGGATGGAAATGACTCTGGAACAGATAATCGAGCTGAGGGAGAAAGGTCTCTCATGGCGGGAAATCGGGATGTTTTTTGCAAGCGAAGGCGAAGAGCCGTATCTGGTGGGTGAGAGGGCACGCTCCATATACCGCAAGCAAGGCACACCGACCCGCAGGTTCCTAAGGTCGAACAAAGACGGTTCCGCCACCAGTGAGGTAACGGAGACCCATCAAGACCCGAGGGAGTTCGACAACGATGCACTGTTGCGTTACCACGGCTACGACCCATCATACTGGCGGGTCATCGAGTCCACCTGCACCAAGCGGGGAGAGAAGTGGGCGAGCCGGATAAAGGTGGTTGCCCGTGAGGTGCCACAGTTGCAGGAGGACATGCTCGCCGAAGTCATGGCGGGAACCCTCGCCAAGCTCGACAAGGTCACGGTCGGTCACAGGTATCGGAGCGACATATTCGGAAGGTGTGCAGTTGTGGCACTCTATGACGTGCACTACGGACGCAGGTCTCTCACAGGGGACAAGCGGGACGTGGCGGAGGATGTGATGCAGGTGGTCGAGGAGATAGTGGACAAGCTCGATGAGAAGGGCGTGGACAAGGTGTTCGTGACCATCGGGCAGGACTTCCTCAACTCGGACAACCCACAGGGCACCACAACCAAGGGCACACCACAGGACAACTCGATGGCATGGCACGAAATGCTGGCAGGTGGACTCGCTCTGATGAGCCGGGTGGTCGAGGCACTGGGTTCGGTGGCTGACGTGGAGGTCATCTACTCGGAGGGCAACCACGACACGGTGCTCAGTTATGCAATAGCGAAGGCATTGGAAGAAAGATATAGGAACATGGACAAGTTCGAGGTGGACACTGACCCGTCCCCGAGGAAATACAGGTTGTGGGGCAAGACGGCAATCGGATTCTCCCATGGTGATAAGGAAGCAGACCTCGCCACGGTCATGCAGATGGAGAACGCCCCGCTTTGGGGTGCCTCGTTGTTCCGGTACTGGTTCTTGGGACACCTGCACCAACTCAACCTCATCGAGAAGAACGGCGTGACGATGATACGATGCAGGGCAATGGCACTTCCCGATGAGTGGACTTCCCACAAAGGGTTCGTAGGGGCCGAGAGAGGGGTGACGTGTGGTATCATCGGTGAGGACACGGGGTTGGAGGAGATATGGCTGATGCGACCTTAGAGCGGATTAAGAAGCTCAAGAGCCAGCTCACCGCACGCAACAGGAAGAAGATGCCTCTCATGCTCAAGGCGGAGAAGTACAAGGTGCTGGCGAACCTCTATCATACGAGCCAAGACTTCACAAACGCCCACAAGACCAACAAGACCATCATAAAGGAGATACGCCCGTCCCTCATCCGCAAGGAGAAGGACGTGGAGGCAAGGAAACAGCTCCTCATCATCCTTCGGGACGCATACACCTACTGCGCAAGGGAGGACTTCGAGTGCTTCCTTGTGGCGATGGAGTGGAACAGGCCTCCGGAGAAGCGGTTCTATGGGCCGAGAAAGGAGCGTCTGAGTCCGGTGGTGCACGAAATGCAGAGGCTGGCGGACGGCGAGCTTGATGTGCTGGCGGTTTCCATGCCACCTCGTGTGGGAAAGACTACGCTGAGCCTTCTGTACCTCCTTTGGAGGGGTGGGAGGAACCCGAACAAGGCGATATTGAGTGCGGGCTACTCGTCTGCACTCGTCAACTCGTTCTATGATGGGTGTCTTGAGTTCATCAACTCACCGGAGTACCGATTCTTGGACATTTTCCCGTCCTCACCGCTCATTTCCACGAGTGCGAAGAACCTCACCCTCGATTTGGGCGAGAGACGCAGGTACAGGACGCTGACATTCCGTTCCATCGATGGGTCGGTCACAGGTGCAACGGAGGCAAGCGATCTCCTGTACTTGGACGACCTCGTGAGTGGTATTGAGGAAGCAAGGAACATCAACCGCCTTGACACGTTGTGGGAGAAGGTATCATCGGACATGCTCCAGCGTAAGAAGGACAACGTACCCATGCTCATCATCGGTACACGATGGTCAATTCACGACCCGCTGGGAAGGATTGAGGCGAAGTACGAGGGTGATGAGCGGGCGAAGTTCATGACACTCTCGGCAGTGGACGAGTTCGGGCACAGCAACTTCGATTATGAGTATGGGGTCGGGTACGGCACCAAGCACTACGCCAACCTCAAGAGCATGACAGACCCCGTCACGTGGGAGTGTGTGTACCAGCAGAACCCCATCGAGCGGGATGGACTGCTCTTCACCGAACTTGAGCGGTTCTTGGAGATACCGAAAGACCCACCGGACGACATATTCGCCTTCGTGGACGTTGCCTTCGGTGGTGATGACTTCCTCAGTATGCCGATAGCGTACCAGTGGGGTGATGATGTGTATATTGTGGACTGTGTGTTCCTCAAGGGAGGATACAGTGTCACCGAGCCTATTGTGGCGGGGTATATCAAGCGTCATGGAATCAAGCGGGTGGTGTTCGAGGCGAACAACGGTGGTGACTTCTACTCGAGGGACATATCGAAGATGCTCAAGGACGATGGCATACATTGCAACATCCTTGCCCTCCGTGCGCCGGGGAAGAGTGGCAAGCTGAGCCGTATCATCCAACATGCCCCTGCCGTGAAGGAGTGGTACTTCCGTGACCAGTCGCTCTACAGCAGTGAGGAATACTATGGGGTGTTTATGGGGCAGTTGCTCTCGTTCGTACAGACGGGGAAGAGCAAGCATGATGATGCTCCCGATTCATGTGCTGGATTGGCGAGCATGATGAGGAAGTACACAGTACAGGCAGTCAAGTTCTCCGACAGGCGTTCTGTCGGGTTATAAGGGGTGAAACAGTGGATTCGACAATCATAGGAACACTGATAGTTGCTGGATTTGCATTGTTGGGGACAATCATCAGTGCAAAATATGTCTCGAACGTGGAAGTGGTGAAATTACAGATGCGGATGAAAACATTGGAAGATAAGGTCATGGCACACAATAACCTAATCGACAGGACATATACCTTGGAGAAGAAGGTAAACCTACTCGAACATTGTGTTGAGAATAAATAAGGGGGAGATACATGTCGATAACAACCCATGTCTATACAGGCAGACGACAGTTGTTCACTGAGTATTTGCCGGAGAAGATGCGGAAGCCGAACAGTACAGCTCCCCTCTTGGATGGTACCACGGTACCTACGGTAATCAAGAACGTGTGGGGAGACCACATGCAAAACGGTATTGAAATAGAATACCTCATCAATTATTACAAGGGCAGGCAGGATATACTCGACAGGGAGAAGGTCGTGAGGCCCGATGTGGACAACAGGGTGGTGCTCAACCATGCCATGGCTATCACCCGTGACATCGTGGGATATACCTTCGGCAAGCCCATCCGCTATGTCCACCGCACCACCGAGGCACAGAAGACCGTGGCAGACCTCAACAGCATGGTCGAGGCGGAGGATAAGTTCACCTCAGACCAAGAGTTGGCAACCTATGCCTCCATCTGTGGCACGTCCTATCGTGGGGTGTTCATGGATGCTTACGGCGTTGAGGATGACATCCCGTTCAGCATCGTAACTCTAGACCCTATAACAACTTTCGTGGTGTACTCGAGTGAGATAGGCCACGCACCTGTCATGGCTTGTACGTTCTACGAGATTACCCCCACACAGGACGGTACTGGAAAGCATGTGTACCTAGTATACACACCAGATGAAATCTATCGGTACGAGACACGTGGCCTTGCGTTTGGAGACCTTCGTGAGGAAGACTTGGTCGAGGTGACGGAGAACGCCCTCGGTGAGGTTCCCATTGTAGAATATCCGAACAATGCGTTCCGTATCGGGGATTGGGAAATGGTCAAGACCCTGCTCGATTCCATCAACATCGTTGGTTCGGACAGCGTCAATGAATTGGAGCAGACAGTCAACTCCATCCTTGTCGCCATCAACTGCGAGCTTGACAGCACCGCCAAGGAGGGCATCAAGAACGACAAGATGGCCTCCATCATATCGAGCAAGGAGCTTCCTGCTGAGTTGAAATATCTTGCACCCATGCTTGATGGTGGAACCACCGACCAGCTTCGTTCGTTCCTCATGGAACAGCTCAGACTCGTGGTGGGCATACCAAGTAGGGACAACCGCTCCGGTGGTGGAGGGGACACGGGAGACAGTGTATACCTCAGAGACGGCTACCAAGACCTTGAGGTCGTGGCCCGAACCAAGGAGACATTCTTCAAGAGGGCTGAGAGGAACACACTCAAGCTCATCGTGAAGCTGTGCCAAATCAGTGATGGATTGCTCAAGGGACTTGCAACACGCAATGTCGACATCAAGTTCACCAGAAACATGACCGACAACGTGCTGAACAAGGCAAACGCAATCGCCATACTCCATGGCACACAGACCCTTGACCCTGTTGATGTACTCTCCATCGTGGGCATCACCACTGAACCCGATGACCTCGTGAAGCGGGGTGAAAAGTATTGGGAGACCAAGGAGCATTCAACCGAAGTGATGTACAGTCGGGTCAAGGACGGAGACGAGAAATTGACCAATCCCGAGGACGAGTCACTGAAACAGAAAGTTGACAGATAAATTAATAGTGTTTATATTGACATTTGTTCAATAATCGTATATAATACGAAGTAGCATAAAACGGGGCGATACGTAGACCTACATGGGAGACGGAGGCGAACCGAGGAGGACATATGCCGGAAGATGTAAACAAACAAGCGGAAGAGGTCATCGAGACTGGTGACACTCAAGCAACAGAACCAAATCAGAGTACGGAAGAAATCAAGTTCGAGGACTTGAGTCCGGAGATTCAGAAGTTCATCGACAGGGAACGTGGCAAGGCGAGCATGACCGCTCGGGAGAAGGCGAAGCGTGATGCTTTGAAAGACCCCGATGTGCGCAAGACCTTGCAGGAAGAACTCGAAGCAGAGGCAACCCTCACAGCGGAACAGAAAGTGGAACGCAGAATGAAGGAAGCACTCACCATCGAGAATCGTGCCCTTGCTCGTGAGAAATTGGTTGACAGCGGTATTACAGGGGAGGAACTCTCCGAGATTCTTGAACTGGTCGTCACTGACGACAAAGACGCTACATTGGCAAGAGTGGACAAATTTGCCGGAGTGGTCAAGAAGGCATTGGAGAAAGAGCAGGAACGCAACACCCGCAAGGCTCTCCAGAACACACCGAAACCAAAGACTCAGACTACTGAAACAAAGGATTTCAAGGACATGGGATTTGAGGAGCGGATGAAGCTCAAGGAAGCAGACCCCGCCAAGTACAAGGCTGAAATGGAAAAGTTGCGAACCAAGATTTAATAGGAGAATTTCATTATGCCAAGAACTGGACTTTTCGGCGGTTTTTCCTTTGACCCCGAGGTTTTCACTGGGTATATCTCTGAGAGAGACCCCATCAATCCACAGCTTATCAACAGTGGCGTAGTCCGCCCTGCTGACGCTCGTGTCGCCAATTCACTCGCAAACGAGAACAACGTTGTCACCATTCGTTTCTATCAGCCCTTCGACGGGGATGCTCTGAACTATGATGGTCTGACTGACAACACCCCTGTAGAACTCAGTGGCTCCAGCATGACCGCCATGGCTTATCGTCGGATGAAGGCATGGAAGGAGCAGGACTTCACCCATGAGCTTACCGGGGCAAACGACCTCGCCAATGTTGCCCGCTCTGTCGGTGCATACCAAGCCAAGGAGAACCAGAAGGCTCTGCTTTCCATTCTCAAGGGACTTGAGGGAGTTGCCGCTTTTGCAAGCCATGTCAACGACATTGCGCTTGAGGGAGCCGGAACCGTTGAGGACGCAAACCGTCTGACCCCCGATACTGCCATTGTAGCAATGCAGGAAGCTCTCGGAGACCATATGGAAGAGTTCCAAGTATGGTTTATGCACAGTGCGGTTTACACCGACCTCGTTCGGCAGGGATTCGCCACTGATGTGGCAATCAAGGATGGCAAGCAGAGTGAGAACCCGTTTGTCAAGTATTTCCTTGGCAAGCCCGTCATCATCGATGACACCGCAACCGCAGTAGCCAATGCAACCAGCGGAAAGGTCGAGTATCACACTTACCTGCTTGGTACCGGATTGTTCGTAACCGCCCCTGTTCGGATTGACACTCCAAACTACGTGGATTACGACCCCGAGACCACTGGCGGTGTGCAGAAGCTGTACAGCAAGTGGGGCAGACTGCTTCACCCTTACGGTTTCTCCTTTGATACCGAAAGTGTCGGAACTGAGTCCCCCACCAACGCAGAGTTCGCAACTCCTGCAATGTGGAGCATGAAGTACGACACCAAGAACATTCCGCTCGTGGCGTTCATCACCAACGTAGCGTAAGGGGGATAACAGATGGCTAAATTTGGAGATTATGTAGCATACGATGGACTTATCTATCGCATTGTTGCAGTATCCGAAGATGCCGAACCCACCTATACCTTGGAACCAATGCGAAAGAGCGAGACCGAACTGAGAAAGACAGTTGACGTCTCGCAGTCGCAGTTCTTCCTTGTTCCCAATGTCGATGCGAGAATCACAGGCGTTGCAGGTTCTGCAATGACCGTAGTCGGTTCTCGCACCGCAATGGCCAATGCGTTGGCTGATGGGTATGTAAGAGTGAAGTTCGACACCAACGGAGGTTCGTTGGTCGAGGCACAGATTATATTGGAAGGTGGTACCGCAACCGAACCAGCAGACCCCACATTCGATGGGTTTACCTTTGGTGGTTGGTACACCGATGACACTACGTTCCTTGAGGCTTATAACTTTGCCACTCCGGTGACAGCAGACATAACTCTCTACGCCAAGTGGATTTAAGGAGTAAATAATGGCACAGATTTCAAAGGGAATTAGATTGGGTTACATGGTTTCCGGCACCAGTCCGAAAGCCTATACCTTTCTGCCCGATTTGACTGGTATTCCAGCTCTCGGTGCCACTCCTTCTACTCATCAGCGTACCACACTGAACGATTCGATGCACCGATATATCAAGGGTCTTGTGGATGTTGGAGGGAATCTCGATTTCCCCTGCATCTTCACCGATGAAGTTATCGATGCTGTCGATTATGCCATTACTGCTCAAGGGGTAAACACCCTTGAGTGGGCGGTGGAGTTCCCCCTTCCCCTTGGGAAGAGGATGTATTTCACTGGAGAGGTGTCCAAGGCGTTCAACGAGTCTGTGGATGTGGATGCTCCTGTTACCGGAACCGTGTCGATTGTGCCTACAAGCTCAATCCTCACCGAGAACGCCGAGTATGTGGTGGCATTCGATACCGATGGCGGTTCCGCTGTAGCAAGTCAGACCATCAAGTATGGTGGTTTGGTAAGCGAACCAGCAGAGCCTACATTGGCAGGGTTCACTTTTGGTGGATGGTATTATGATGAAGCGTATACAGATGTTGTTGTTTTCTCTTCCGCCAAGGTTGAGGGAGCAATGACACTGTATGCTAAATGGGATGTGGCATAATGGATGAACTGTTGGCGAGGCTGAAAGTCAGATTGCGGTTCAGTGGGACGGTGGAAGATGCCGTGCTCAGTGACCACTTGCAGACTGCCATTGATGTGGTGAACGACATTCGTCAGTACACCCCTACCTTGGAGGCTGTGGTGGAACCGCAGTACCGGAGTGTGGTGGTGGAAATGGCGTTGGTTGCTTACAACAAGATGGGGGCCGAGGGGCAGAACTACCATGCAGAAAATGGAGTTGATAGACGCTATGAAGCAGGGTCGATGTATCCCGATAGCCTCTTGAGACTCGTGATACCGAGATTTAGGGGACAATCATGAGGATGTTGGAACGCAACGAGAAAATCATCTACCACTCAAAACGTAATCTCACCGATGACGGTATTGAGTATTTTGATGTTCCTGTTGCGCTCAGATGCAACCCCATGCCCGTGTCCACTGATTGGTCAAGGACAACCGGAGGAACCATCGAGACTGGGATGAAGCGATTCATTATATCCCGTGACACCCTCCGCAATACCCTTGTATTCAATCCCTATGGCTACGACCATCCAATCGAGGGTGAGTCAGACTATGGGATGACTGAGGAAAATCCCTATGGGTGGGTCGATGAGTATCTGACAAGATGGATTCATGACTTGACCAATGGGGACAGGTTCTATGTTGACGCACAGACCCCCGACACTCCGGATGAGGAAATGATGGCGGTAGGTGCAGATTATATCGTTGCAGGGGTTGAAGATACACCGAATTACATCGGGGTAATACTCAAGAGGCTGGCGGTATGAGAACCATCAACGTGACGCTCGGTAGTGAGGGAATCAATGAGTTGAAGCAGTTCGTTTTGAGACTGCAAAATGAGTTGGACGGGGTACTCGACAAGGCTGAGGAACGGATTGCCGAATATGGCAGGAATCAGCTTGAGAATTTCGCTCCCACCATGAGTATTGACGGTAATATGCCGGGAAGTGTTTTCATCGATGACGATGGTCACATGCGCAGGGTGGTCTATGCTGGAGAGGATGTTGCGTACATCGAGTTCGGCACTGGATATGTGGGAGAGAACAACCCCTATCCGGATGAAATTACCTTGAACAAGGCTGGCTGGGATTACGATGTGAACGAGCATGGCCCTGCTGGATGGATATACCGCAGGAAGGACACAGGACAGTATCGTCACTCCAGAGGTATGAAACCCGAGGCGCCTGTATTGAAGGCAAGGGATGAAACCCGCAAGGCCGTCAAGGAAATAGTAAGAGAGGTGTTGGATGAAGAATTTGCTTGATGAGGTAAAGACCGTGCTTGAGGCACAGACGTATCCCGTGACAGTGAAATCCATTCGTCCATCATACAGCAAACTTGCACCTGCTTATCCCATGGTAATCATCGATGAGGTGAACAATACCACGAGATTGGCGGTGAACGGAGAAGAGATTCTTTCTAATGTAACCTATCAGATTGATATCTTTTCCAAGGACATGATAGTCGGTGGAGTACCCACCGCAGGAAGTTCGGTAGCCAAGGAAATCGGGGCTGTCGTGGACGAGGCACTCAATCGTGTGTTCGGCATGACAAGAACCAGTACCGTTGAGATACCGGACGTGAATGATGCCACTGTATCAAGGAGAACACTGCGATACACTGGGATATTGGATATTACAACCGATTACATGTATCGGTAAGGAGAAAAAATTATGGCACAGATTTCACAAGGAATCAAATTGGGATATGCGGTAGCAACAGTAGCACCAGCTCGTCCTGTGAGTTACACTTACATTCCAGACATCACTGGAATCCCTGCACTCGGAGCAAGCCCCTCGACCCATCAAGTCACCGACCTTGACAACACTTCACATGTGTACATCAAGGGCTTGGCTGATGTTGGTGGAAACTTGGACTTCCCTTGTATCTTCACCAGCGAGGTCATTGACGCTGTTGATACAGCAATCACCGCTGAGGAAGGTGGAGCCGAACACGAATGGTGTGTTGAGTTCCCTGCTCCTCTGAGTAAGAGAGCATACTTCCAAGGCGAGGCGTCCATGGTATTCAACGAGAGTGTTGATGTCGATGCACCTATTACTGGCACGGTTTCACTGGTTCCCAATTCCGAGATTGAATGGGAAGATATTGCGTAAGCTACGTTAACATAAGGAGTCAAGGATGGAGAAAACAGTATTGAAAGCACAGATAGGGGACACGGAGTACACTCTTGAGTATACACGTAATTCTGTGTGTCAAGCGGAAGAGGCGTTCGGTGTGTCCATGTTGGTTCGTGAGGAAATGAAATCCTACAGCGAGACCATGAAGTTCTTGAAGGCACTGCTCTACGGTGCTCTGATTAAGAATCACAAGAATATCAAGGTTGAGGACATGGACGCAATCTATGAGAAATTCGTAGGTGAGGATGGTTACGAGGAAGATGCGCTCGTTGAAGGACTTGTCGAGCTTCTGAGTAACGCCTTAAACCCCAAGGGTGGCGGTCGGAAGAAGAAACTTCTCACAGTGAAGAAGTAGTTCTCTCGGAGGGGGAGGTAAAAACTCCCTCTTACCGAACCGCCACTGAGCTTATCGAGAGGAAATTGTATCCGGAAGCCATTGCAATCGGGATGCCTTCGGAAGAGTTTTGGGATGGAAAGCCAAGCCGATTCTGGAGTTATGTCGAGGCATACAGATTGAGGTTGGAGCGTGAGGAACAGATGCAATCCAGTCTCATTGATTATCAATCATGGTTGACCGGGCTTTACGTTCATAATGCCCTGCAAGTTGCTTTGGCTAACTCGTTCTCAAAGGGACGAAAGTCAAAATATGTCGCCGAGCCGATTTCATTCACCGAACGGAAGAAACGTTCGAGCGATGAAAGAAAGAGAAGGGAGAGGGAACTTGAGAACCAATTCCTTGCTTTCAAACAGCTTACGGACGCAATGAATGGGGGATTGAAGAAGCGGTGAGCCACAACTCACTGCTTTTTTATTAGGAGAACTACATGGATATTGACCAAATATCGTTTGGAATCAAAGCGAGCGCAGGCAAGGCCTCAACATCGTTGGACAGACTCGTACAGAGTCTTGATAAACTCAACGATGCGTTTGCACGTGTCCAGACAAGTGGAAGCGGAGCGATAGACACACTGAACGGTATCGTGAGTGCTTCCTCCGGTATCAAGACCGGACTGAAAGGTGCGAGTGCGAGCGCAAAGACCACTTCAACAGCAATGAAGCAGGTCACTGCCACTACACGCCAAACCTCAACTGCACTCAACACTATGCGCTCAAGACTCAAGACGGTCGGTTCGGCAATGGTGGGAGTACACAGGGATACAAAGAACGCCACCAGCGGTATGAG